TTACGGTTAGGGTTAACAACACCAGACAATTGCTCTAGGCTGCACTGCTCACTGCATAGTTCACCGAAGTACACACCCGCATCAATGCCAGCACCTTGCCAGTAAGCTTCTACGTTCTCACAGTTAGTGAAGCGTGAGCCACGACGATTGAATAGAGCAACCTCTCCATCTGCACGTACAACCAGAGCGGCAAAGTTGCCATCCTTCTTGCACTGTGCGTACATCGGGAAAGACACCTGCTTGTGCAAGATGCCTTCATCGACTTTCTTGTTCACATCATCGAAGTGCTTAACAAGTTGTACTACTTTATCACCAGTACGCCAGTCGTCTGGCTTACCTAAGAACTCAAATACGTTCATTGATACACTCCAATAAATAATCAACTGCTACTTCAGGCATACCATCTACTAGATGTACATCAACTGAATCACAGAAATCAGGGTATAGATAGTTACGGCTGTCGTTACAGAAGTCATGACCTGTACGATGTAGTCGAGCAACCAGTACTTTATGACCGCCTTCAGTCAGGGCTTTAACTTCATCAATGAAGCCACCATCAGAGAACACGATGTGGTTGTAACCACACGTCATAGCGAAGTCACATGCAGAGGATGCTCTTTCTCCGAAGACTCCCTTACCAAACAAGGGCTTCATCACATTCTCAGAGATGTGAATCATGAACTCACGGCAACTTAGACCACCGAGCTTGTCCCAAGGAACTTCCTTCAGGTCACGACTGTTATATCGAGCCATGTACTCTTCCTTAGTTAAACCAGAGAGAGCCAGTGCTGCGCTAAACATAGTGTGCTTAAACTCTGTCTTAGCAAACTTGTGGTTGTCACGAAGAATATCCGCGATAGTATCTTTGCCACAATGAGGTGGCGCATTTAGTATAATAATCATACGTGTAAGCTCCTTAGTTCATACGGTAGGTGGTTTGTTCGACAATACTCGATAGCTAATTTCATACCTTTTGAGTAGCCTAAATCGGTATAAAATACAGTTAAGACACCTTCTACGTGCTTCCATGCAAACCCTGCATCTATACCAAGCTTTCTCTCTTCAGGTATGGTGTCATCAAGTACACTCTCTTGTGTATATAAAAGGTGGGATGCGTAAGGGGCTTCATTGCGCATCAGTGAATCGTGCATGCACAACCTAGCATAGTCTATATGCTCATCCACTGTGTGTAATTCATTAGGTGCAAAGGGTGATTCAATAATAACAAGTTTCATAATAACTCCTTTAGTTAACATAAGATAGCAGTCTCCTAAGAAACTGCTAGGTTTATATCAGCTTACAGTTTACCAATCCATCGACCAGCCGCATCCAGTCGCATAGGGACAAGGATAGGTAGTGAGTCAACGATTACTGAACAGCCAATGATAGGCTTGTTCTTAAAGTTCTCGCCATAGCTAAACGCCATAGACTTAGCATCAATCAGGCATCCACCATTCAAACCCCAGTACAGAGCTTGCTTGGATGCTGCATAGTTGATAGCGAACTTACCATGCAAGTGACCAATAACTAGATTGCATCGCTCATGAGCGGCTGCTGCTAGTAAGTCACCGCTTGCTTGATGCTTGAACATAACCTTCTCACCGTTAGGCAGGTCTAGGATATGCTCGAACGCCCAGTCCCAGCCTTGTCCATTCCCATTAGGGAAGAGTACTTCACGGTAAGACTTAATCATCTCAACAGGGATACCATGCACCTTAGCTTTGCGGTGTAGCATAGAGCCATGATTAGAGTGACACAGTAACATCTGAGGGAACATACGCTCTAGCTTTTGCAAGAACTCACGAGCCTTACTAAGCTCTACACCTGCACTATCAAGGTTAGGGTCAGAGTCATGGAAACTTAATCCGTGCATGTCTGTCTCGTCACCAAGATTAACAATAGTGTCAGGTTTATAATGAGCAGCTACTGTAGCTAAGAACTCTAGTGTGTCAGGGTGCTGGTAAGGGGCGTGTAGGTCAGGGATTACCAAGATAGAGTCGTGACTGTTACCTGCTGGCACAGTTGCCTTATCATCTAGTGGCGAGGGCTTGCGAAGCTTACGGCTATTACGTAGTTCACGATTAGGGATAGCAAGAGTACGGTAATCTTCACCGTTCTTCTTAGTTGTGTCAAATTGCTTAGCCCAGTAAACACAAAGCTCAGGTGATACGAAAGTACCATGAGGGTTGTTGCTTAGCTGAGCTGACATTTTCTTGTAATCAATCGTGCCGTTGTCACGAGTCGCTTTATTTCGTGCGTACTTTACTTCTTCATCAGTAAAACGAGCGCGTAGTTTACCACGAGACATTTACTTCTCCTTATTCTTAGCATAACGAGCACGTGCTTTCTTATTAGCCTTAGCTCGTTTCTCTGCTGGTGTTAAGTGTTCAGGGTGAATCCACTCAGTCTGAGGTACACGGTGCAGCTCTAGGTAATCAGCCATACCTCTCAGCATCTGAATGACTTCACCTTTGTTCTTACATCCACCCCATCGGATGCACAGTTGAACAAGCTTACCTTCAAGTCCGTTGATTGCACGAGGCAATGCAGCACGGATTACTCCGCTCTTGTGGTCGTGGTCAACAACAACGTTTGTCTTAGTCATGGAACGTAGGTCACGCTTAGTGATAGGACACTTGCCATTCTGTCTACGTACCAACTCATCACGGATGTTAGGTAAGTTGTTAGGGTTATCTTTGTTCTTGATAGCTCTTGAGCTAATAGCTTTAATCAGGGTCATGCCAGAACTCCTTATCGTGCGGGTCAATGACAGCGCCTTTATCTTTGCGCCAGATATCACCTTCGTAAGTCATCATCCAAGCCAGTCTTCCTTGCTCTAGCATACGGTCATATGCAGTAAGCCAAGCTCCCTTACCTTTCCAGAACTCCCAGTCTTCAGGCTCACAGCCCTTGTGCTCTACGTGTTCATCGTAGTAACTCTGAGTCCCTTTATAGTGAGGACACCAATGCTTGCCTGTTCCATACACTTCTTTATATGCTGCAAGAGTTGCAAGGTATAGCTCCTTCTCAGTCTTACAGTTATTAAGAAGCTCGTATGCAGCAGTCATTCCTTTGCCTTTCAAGCCTTTGTAGTTATCTGCCATGTCACCCATAATAATCTGAGCGTAGAAGAACTTAAGACCTGAGCCTTTAAGCTTCTCGATAGCAGAGCTAGGCTTCTCACCGATGCAGACACGCTTAGTCTTCTCTTGCCCAGCTTTCTCACCGCGCTTCCAGAAGACACCAGTACCAACGATGGCATAGTCTTTCACCATAGCATTCTTATACTTAGGCAACAGCTCCCCCATTTTAGTTACCCACTGTAATTTACGGGTATCTGGGTTGTAGTTCCAGCAAGGAGTAATAGCACTGTCCTTATCTGAAGATGCGATGACACAATCACAAAACTCTTTGTGCTGCAAGCTGCCAGCTACAACACCGAGCAGTTTAGTACGTCTGCTTGCTTCAATGCTAAGCTTGTCATCTGCTTCAATACCATCAGCTAATTCACATCCAAGTGCATCCGTCATTGCATCCTTCAGCTCTTGGAAGAATGGAGGCTTCTCTGCTGTACGCTGTCCTTTGTAACAGTCAGTGTATGCAATATCTAGTCTAAAGTTAGAGTCAGACTTAGTACTGTACAAGATGGCAGAGTCACACTTAGTATCTCTCACCCACTTGTTAAGCGTTGCGCATAGCTGGTCAAAGGCACTCTCGAATTGAGGTGTATCTTTAATGTCCTTGCATGTGCCATCAGCTACCAGAGCTTTAGCTGCAAGGTAACTAGTTTCGTTAATGGTGAAGCCTACACGATAAGGTAGTAGGTCAGCATCAACTAGGCAAGTACGGCTACCAGTAGTAGACCAAAGAATGAAGTTGTCTTCCTTCTCTGCAATCCCACCACCATAGTCGAAGCCTTCATAGTATCCAATCATAGGCTCTCCTTATTAACAAAAGAAGCCCCACCATCACATGATGGCAGGGCGAGTGAGTTCTTAGAACTCTTCTTCAGCAGTCTCAACAACTGATTCAGTTTCAACTGGTGCTTCTACTTCTTCAGCAGGAGCTTCAGCAACTGGGTTAGCCAACTGCTCTTGGTACATTAGGAATGCAGCAACAACGTTAGCTTTACCAACAAGAGTCTTGTCTGGTGTGCCTTCTTTAGCAGTAGCACGAGCGAAGGTCATACCTTCAGCGAAGTACTTAAGAGAGCCTAGTTCTGCATTTGCTTCTGCTTCAGTTGCGTGAGCCTTAGAGCCAATCAGTTCACCAGCTTGGTCAACAACAGCGTAAGAAGTTTTGAATTTACCAGCAACAACAGTAGTTAGAGGCATGATAGAAAGTACGATAGCGTTAGACATAATAGTCTCCTTATATATAATTTAAAGTAATTGTTTATCTAATGGGTAGGTTAATTAAAACCAGTGACTAATGTTTCACGCTGTGAAACTCATTAGCTTTGTGAGCGCATCGCTTGATGCTGTGGATAGGGTAATCGTAGTTAACACGAATACCGTGTTCATCAACGAAGTTTACACACGCCATACCATCACGGTACACAAGGTGCAAGTCAATGCACCCTGTCTTGTTCTCTGTGAAGTGAGGCTTGTGTTCATCGTCAATAATAATACGGACTTCAGAACACTTCATACTAGCACCATCCCATGATAGCACCGATGAATGCCAGTGGTACACCAGCGATACGGATGATAGCTTCACCTGTTGACATCACATCAAAGTTCTGTGCAATCTCAATGATGTTCATAACCCAGCCAGCACCACCTAGTAGTACAAGCGCAAGTACAATAATACCAAATACTAAAGGCATGATTAGAACTCCTGTTCGTTGTCGCCAAGGTCTTCAGGTGTAGATGGAAGTTGCTGAGCACCATTAGCAGACTCTTGACCTGCTTCTTGGTTCTCTTCTTCTTCTTTCTTATCCTTCGCCTTGATTGTGTAACGCTCTTTATCAGCGTTGTAAATCTCTTCAATAAGAGATTGCGATGGGTGAGTGCCTGCCAAGTATTCCTGAGTCTTCATCAGGATACCAGCGAACTCACGTGTAGGATGCAGCATCTCTAGTGCTTCCTTAGTTAGCTCACCTTCAGTAAGGAAGCCAACTGGATTCTCCAGAGCTGCGAACTGTGGCATCTGCTCTGCCATCTCTAGCATATCTTCAGAGATTTCAGCCATGCTGTCGAAGTTCACGTACTTAGGAGTACCGTCTTCGTTCTTCTCTTTACCACCCTTAAGCTTAAGAGAGAACATGCAGTTAGTCATAGTGCCGAAGCCTTTGTGCTTAGCCATACCACCGAATGCAGGGATGAACTTGCTGTGCAAGAACGACTTGTCACCTTTCTTAAGTGGGAAAGGCTTAGTGAAGAACATTGCACTTCCGTCATCCATCTTATCTTCCTTACCTAGTAGGTGGAAGATAGCTACAGCTTGAGGTGCTGCTTGCTTAAGCTCACCCTTGAATGTCTCTTGGAATGTACCAAGACGAAGCAAGCCGAATAGACGAGCGTTACGTGAACCAACAGTTGCTGCTTTAAACTTGCTTACAACCTCTGCTACTTCACCACCGTAGTCAAAACAATCTGACATGTTGTTACTCCTATAATTAAATGATTAATGTATCTTAGATAGCCTGTGCCAACCTACAGGTTCACAGCTTATATTTCGCCTGACCGTTACTAGTTTGGTTACTTTGACCTTGGTTGTCAGACTATCTAAGATACACCCTGCCGAAGCAGGATATACCTTGCTGCCTAATGACAGCCCTCCTCTAATTATCTCATCTCTATTAAGAAATTTATTCAGCGCCAATGCTTCCACCAAGATGGTAAGAACAAAGGTTCTCCAATGACCGCTGAGATATTCCAGTCATCATTGATAGACTCTTCGAGAGAGAATAAGAGGAGGTACAGTAATAAGAACATAGTACCTCCTTATATCTAATGGGTAGGTTAAAGCTTGTTAACTTCTTCCAGTAATTCAGCAGCTTGCTTACGCTCTGCTTCTACTGCATTAACATCAGACTCAAGCTTATCATACGCTCGGTCTTCTAGGTGTTGCTTGATAGCTTCAGCCATCTCAACACGCTTGATACACAGCTCATGTACTAGGTCAGTACGCTCTGCACACTTCTCTAACTTACGGGTTTGCTTAGTAACTACACGATTCTTAAGCTTAGCTACTAATGCTTGTAGCTTCTTGATAACTACTAACATAACTTGACGCTCCTATTATTAATTTATTATACCTAATGGGTAGGTTAAATAAGCAGAGGAGGCTGTGAAACCTCCTTGCTCTTGTGTGAAACAAAGGTACTTAGTGTGTATCATGCCAGCTATCACCTATCATATACTCACCTGCTAGTGGTATACGCATACGTAGGAACTCACCAGTCTCCTTCATAGTCTCGGCTAGAATTTCCCCTGCACGATGATAGTATCTTCGTATAGTAAGGACTCCAGTTCCCTTTCCTCTGACGACTCTTGGTGCTGACCACATACGCCCAGCATCATCGAAATGCTGCGCCTTCTCCTCTGCCTTCCAGCAGCTCTCTTCAATTTCATAGAGCTTCTCTTCGACTTCATCCTCATTAACCTCCATCTGGACTTCATCATGTACATTAGCTAGGAACATTGGATAACCTGACTCATCCAAAGCTACCCCCTCTTTTAGCATCTTGTTCTCTGCAAAGCATAGACCGTACTTCATACATAATGAACCAGTCATCTGAAGCAGTACGTTAAGTACTGTATGAACAAGGATTTTGCCACCGCTTTTACGGATACGACCCCAGCGACCATCAATAGCCTGAAGGTAGCCGTACTTCTCACCTGCTCTTTCGCAAGCGTTGATGAGGTTGGCAAGAGAGGGCAGCTCAGCTTTGAATCGAGCTACTCGTGCTTCCATTTCTTCTTCGGACAGACCACAAACCTTAGCCAAGTTCTTAATACCTGACCCGTAAAGGAATGCGTAGATAAAGGTCTTAGCCATGTCACGAATAGGAAGACCAGCAAGCTCTTGGTTATGCGTATGTATGTCACCATTCAAGACAACTTCTGTGTAAAGAGCATCATTCATGAAGTGTGCAAGCATACGTAGTTCCAAACCTGCGCCATCACAACCTAGAATCTTCTTGCCTTTACTTGCAATGAAGAGATGTCGCAATGGATGTAACCCACGAGATGGGATGTTAACTACGAACTTGTGTCGCATACGGAAAGTGTTAGTACCGATACTGAATGCTTCAGCAGGGACACGCCACTCTTCGTCTGAATCTGAAGGGAACTCTCCCATGTTAAGGAAGTACTGCCATGCTTCCATGCCATGCTCTTTACTATAAGCTTTAGCAAGCAAGCCTTTACAGAACCTACCACCTTTCTTCTGGTTAGGGAACTCACCGTGCTGTGCATGGTACTCCATATCCTTAACGTTAAGAATCTGGCTACGTCTTGAGCGTAGTACATACCAGTCAACGATACCCTTCAACCAGTCAGGGATTTCACCGTCACGAGCCTCCCAAGCTTTCAAAGATTTCTCGTCTATCTTACCAGACCAAGGGCTCTTTGGTTCACCTGTTGGATTCTCATCACGGTTGTTAATCCATTTCTCGTCTGCTTCACCAAACGTTACGCCCAGCCACCCACGAGGATAGAGTACATACTGTTTGATATATTCGAGATTACCGAGTCCCACATCATCGTATACGATGGGAGTGTAAGCACCAGCAACCAATGGGTTAGTAGTATCATTAACGTTACCAACCATTTCAGGATAGTCTTTACGGACAGTCGCATTGTAGTCACCCTTAGCTGTTGTTATCTTCCAGCAAGTAGCTCGTTTACCGACCCTACCTTCTGGGTTAAATGTCATGTAGTTCTGCAAGTGATTACGAAGCCAAGTAATATCCTTGTTAGGGAATGCCTTGCAGTATGCAGCACATGTCTTGAGTATACGGTCAGACTTGAATGGCTCAGTGCTGATACGTTTAGGTATGAACGGAGTAATCTTCTCAGATACTTCCTTCATCTCTCTGCCTATCTCTAGCCACTCATCCCATGCTCCCTTCATATCAAGTCGCCAGCCACGCTGCCCTTGACGGGCGATAGCTATAGCTACTTGCAACTCCATACGATAAGCAGAATCAATGCCTAAGCCTGACACTGGGTTCCTTCCTCGACGAAGATGGTCAGACCATTCATGATTCATGAGCCAGAAGAAGAAGTCCTTACCAATCTCTGTATCCTCAGAGCAACGGTGAACCATATGGTCAGTTAGCACAGACCAGTCTTCGTTCTCTGGTTTCCAACGACCAATACGTAGACCATGAGCCTCGATGCTATGAGCACCAACATTACCACGACCAGCAGCGAATGCTTGAGGTGGAGCTTTACGGTCAGGGTTCAATAGCTGACTGATAATCATTGTATCCATCAGCTTACAAGGGAAGTAATCAGAGTGCTCTCTGTTCTTACCTCTTCGCTCAAGGTAGTTGAACTTCCACTTATTAGGGAATACCTTCTCGAATGCTAAGCCATCATATCCAACCATGTTCTGGAACGAAATAGCCTCTGCTTCCATAAGCATGTCAAGTGCATCGTGAAGGTATCCATCTTGAGTACCTTCTTGGTCTAGCTCATAACTGACTTCAGGGTCTCGTTTCTCAAGTGGGTCAAAGAACACATACGATTCACCACTGAACATGTCAGTGATACAGATTGTGTGCATTGATGTCGGGTCATTGTACCTCATCTCAGGTAGTAGACCTACGCCTTCCATATCTGCTACAAGAAAGCGACCGATACCAGAAGGGCGTTCGCCTTTAGGGTACATACTTGGGTAGTAGGTTAAAGGCATAAGCCCTCCTAGTTATTTACGTTCAATATCTGCTTCAACAATCACTCGTGGTTTAACATCAGCAACATGCTGAACTATACGTACAAGCTTGTTATCTTTCTTAACAATACCACTGGCTGCAACTTCAGCTAGTCGCTGTGTCTTATGTGTACCTAGCCACTTGCCATCATTATCCAGTACCATGTAAGTGCCTACTCTGTCTAGGTCTTCTTCTTCTTTCTTATCAGTAATGATAGAAGTATAGCCCTCTTCAGTTGCCTCAACAAGTGCCTTGACTTCAGCATGAGTGTGCTGTCGTTTCTTAAGTTGAGAGTTAGTACACGCGTACTTACTGTACTTAGTGATGAAAGGCTTGCCATTAAAGTAGCCACCCATCTTATCTATATCACCAACGAACAGATAGAAATTATCTAGGAACCACTCACGAGAGTACTCTTGCGTAGCACCTGTACTACAGTACTTAACCTTAACAAAGCCAATCACTTGGTCAGGACGTACTGCCTTGATGATAGCCTTCATACCCTGTCGATTACCTTTGCCGTTGTGTACAACTGTATGACCTGCTTTAAGAAGCTTAGCCATACTACGGTGAATAGGTAGGAATTTCATAGCCATGTTTATTACTCCAATTATAATGAATAGGTTTAATCAGAAGGTTTCACGCTGTGAAACCTCCTTGTTAACTCTACTACTTGCCAGCCGCCAGCTTCCAAGTCTCGAACATCTTATGACCAAGGCCTTTATGTGTGACAACTGCTTTCATGTCATCAGCATCAAGCAAGAGGTTATCGTATGCACCTTTGATTGACAGCCACATGAATGACTGCTTAGTTACACCACCGCAAGCGCCCCAGTTTACCTTAACAGTCAGTGTCTTACCTAGCAACTTAGCTGCACGTTCAGCGCCAACACTCATGCGTAGATGCTTGAACGATTCTTCGTTGCTCTTGATACGGATAGTAAACTCTTGCATCAGCAACGGAAGCATCAGACGTGCTTCGTTAGTTACAGCAGCAAACATACGTGCGTTGTTCTCAACCAATAGTTCTTCGTTCATCTTACTCTCCAGTGAAAGCTAGTACATCAGCTTCTTTGAATTTAATAACAGTACCACTTGCACGTAGCTCAAGTACGTTGAAAGCAGAGAAGCAGCGATAGCCTTTACCGTTAGTAAGGTTCACGCTGATTAGGTCTGGTGTGTTCTTGATTGTAGACGTACCACCTTTCAAGTCCTTCTTAACACCAGTGCGGCAGGTCATTTCCATGAATTGTTCTTCATACTGAGTCACTTTACAATGTGGGCACTGCAATAACTCGTATAGTGCATTCTGGTTCTTCTTGGTGTTTAAGTACACCTTCTCACCAATCTTAAGGTCAAGGGCTGACCCATCACATAGCTCTTCAACGATGAAATATTTCTTGGGTGACTTGCGCTTAGCTACTACTGTGAAAATCTTACCACCATTCTGCTTGATGATAGTTTGCACTAGAGCAGCACGGTTCTTGTCTTTTACTTTAATAGTCATAATGACTCCTAATAATTAATGATTGTTATATCTAATGGGTAGTTTAAAACTCTTGCTCTGGTTCGATGGCATCTGGTACACCATCACCATCAAGGTCAGGTAGTGCAGCAACTGGCTTGCTCTCTTCAATAGGAGCAGAGCGGTTACGTCTGTCACCACCATCATCAAAGCTGTTACGCTCTCGCTGGTCTGCGTCACCGTCCTTCTCTTTGCCAACTTCAGGCAGCTCATGCACACCCTTAAGCTCTGTGTACTTACCAGTGCGTATGTCCTTCTCAGCTACTACAGTAGAGCCTACCATGTGACCAATACCACGGTTCTTTAGGTTGCGGTATAGAGTGACGCACTTGTTACGGAAGCTTGATGCCACTGTGTTACGCTCGATGCCCCATACAGCGTTAGCCCAGAACGTGATTGAACCTGCGCCACGGAAGTCTGACTCATACACTTCGCCACCGCGAGTATGAGGAACACGACCACCACCCTCATGAACTTTAACAAGGTGTGATAGTAGCATGATGTTAACTGGGTTCTCATCTTTGAATGTACCTAGTCGCTTCATTGTCTCATCAATAGCTTGAACACCAGTAGCAACACGACCTTTATCATCGTGGTGTACGAAGGCTGTCAAGTTATCAACTACAAAGTACTCGTAGCCTAGAGCGAAACACTCTTCCATCACTTCCATCACAGCATCTACATCTTTACTACCATCAAGGTCAGCAATGATTAGCCTGTCTTGGTTCTCTAATAAATCAAGAGCCTCATCCAAGTCTTGCTGTGTGTAGTCACGTGCTGGGTTGTACTCGAAGCCAGCTTCCAGCTCCCAGTCTTCTTGAGGTGGTGAGTTAAAGTCCTTACCTACGAGCATACCAGCAAAGGTACGTACTGTCTCATCAGTCTGGTTCTCCAGATAGATAACAACTACGTCTTCGCCCTGTCTCATCAGGTTATCAACGTGAGCCATAGTAGTATCTGTCTTACCGATACCCGTACCAGCACCCCATACAGATAGGTAGTGCTTACGGATACCGAAGGTGATAGGGTTGAACCCATCAAGCCAGTACTTCTTGCCCATCTCTACTAGCTGACGTGCCTTATCTTTCAAGTCACCAACTCGCTTGAGCTTGCCGTTAGCTTTCTGTTCCTCAGCATTGAAGATAGCTGTAACGAACTCAGCATCACGACCTTTCTTCAGTGCATCGTTAGGGTCTTTGCATCCACTAGGTAGCGTGAGCTTCTTACTCTTGCCACGGAATAGCTTAGAGGCAGCACGGTTAAGCTTCTGTCCTGTCTCATCGTTATCAAAGCACCAGATGACAGACTTGAACTGGTTGATAACGTCTTTGTTATCTATCAGCTCTTGCACACCAGCTTCACCTTTGTTAACTGACAAGATGTAGAACTTCTTCAAGCCATCAAGAGATGAGATACCACCAAGAGTCTCAAGGTTATTGAGTTCCTTGATTACCATCTGCTGCGCTGCCATTGCATCAGGCTCACCACCCACTACAAGTAGGAAGTTCTTGCGCTGTCCTGACTCAGAGATTTCTTTGAAGGTGTTCTGTCCGAACATATCTTGCTTGCCAAATAACTTACCAAGATTACCAGCGATGAACTCTTTAGGTAGAGTGCGGCACTTAGCACCAACTAGCTCACCCTCTTCATAACGTGGGTAGTAGTGGCGATTGATAGCACCTGTCTCATCGTGACCAACACGGACGTTGTACATCTTAGCGATAAGACCATGAATACCACGGTCAGCTAGGTGCTTAATCTTCAACTGATTGAACCAGTCAACCTCACGTTGCCACTCTTCGAGCTGAGCCTCACGCTCTTCGTCATTGAAGACTTCAAAGCGATTCTTCTTAGTCATACCAGCCAGTGCCAGTTGACGGATGAACGGGTCAGTAAGTTTCTTCTCAGCCTCAAGCTCTCTGAACTCACCAACTGAGTAAGCTATCTCACCATTGATAGGCTGAGTCTTGAGGTCATAGCCCTCTTCACCAGCAGCGTAGTAGTTAGCACCGCTCTTGTGAAAGTGAGAGCGTCCACAGAAGATGCCACCATCTTCAAATACTAGGGCATGGTTGCCCGTTGAATCATGTCCAGACTCACGACAAGCAGGACAAGGGATGTTCTTTATAATGCGTCCCATTATGTTTCCTTTGTTTCACACTGTGAAACCTTTTAGTTAACGAGTAATAGACAGCTTGCCGAATGCTTGCTTGTCTTCATTGTAATCGAATGAACGTTTGTTCTCACGTAGTTGACGACGTTGATGCTTACGGCTCTTGTGTTTACGTGGCACGTACTCATCTTCTGGTACTACATGGGAGTTCTTCATCTTCTCGATACGTTGCATGTTGTTGCTCCAATTATTAATTAATCTAATGGGTAGATTAATAGTTCCCGTAGAACTTCTTGTTTCACGCTGTGAAACCTAAGTGTTAGCATCTATATAAGCTTCTTCAAAGCTCTCAAGGTACTGCTTATACACTTCATCAAGGTCTGCATCCTCTGGCAGTTCCATCAATTCTACTTCCCAAGTCTCCAGCCAATCACTGAATGATAGTGGTCTATACATACCGCTCTCCTATATACCATATATAAGTATAAGGTATAAGTAGGAGCCGCTCTAGTAGCTCTAGCCGCTCTTATACTACTTACTTCTCTTATACTCTCTTAAGCTTTCTTGCCGCTCTTATCTAATGGGTAGTTTAATTACTGTGAAACAAGTACTTAGCCCGTGAAACCTCCTTCTAAGAACGAGAAAAGCCCAACCTAAGTAGGCTGGGGCAATTGGTTAAGCAAAGCAGTAAGGGGATAGTCTTACTTCTTCTAGGTCTAGGTCTCCTTGCTCTGGAATCTCTACATCTATCTCAATCATTAGACGTTCTTCGTTCTCTTCTTTGAAGTTAGTGATAACGTCATGCTCTAGATACATATCAACAAAAGAGTTGATAAGCAGTGAGCGTAGTTCTTCAGTCTTACCAGCATGAGTACCGAAGCTATCATGGATAACAGCTATAGCTTTTATGCCAGCACGAGAGAAGTAAGTTGTTGCTAGTAGTAGATGACTTGCATCCATTGAGTGAACGAAGTTAGGAGCGCATGAGCTACCCATTCTACGTGCATCAATCTTGTCTGTAATCTCCTTAACACGGAACTTACAGCCGCCTAGCATGTTAGTGAAGACTTGCTTGTCCTCTCTTACTTCAAATACTGACTGTTTAACGATGAACCCTAGTGGTGTAGTCCACTCCAATGACTCACCCAGCTCAGCTACTACCTTCGTAACCTCTTTGATGTACTTCATTGCCGCTCTTGCAGCGATAACAACCTCACCGATTGCTTTCCAAGTCATCATTGAAGCGTAAGATACAGCCTCATTACGTGGTAAATCACCGTCTTTGTCAGTGAAGTTGTGGATATTACCAGTAGCCATGCCAGTAGCAAGTGCTTTCTTGTCTGCTTTAGACTGCAAATCACTCAGGTAGTCATCCATAGAGTCACGACAAGTAAGCTGAGAGCTGCCGTAAGGGAGTGTCATTACTGGCTTCTTGGTCATTGAACGAGTTACGCATACACGTAGCCACTCTTCAGCGAACTTGTAGCCCTTAACAGCACCGAACTTCTCTTCAATCTTGTCCCACATTGGTACATCTTGAGTGTAGTCGTCAATAACTGACTCCATCCAGCCACGTACAATATTAGCTACAGCACCGTAGATGTCTTGAGGCTTGTCAGATGGTAGTAAGTTTACTTCCTTACCGCCTACTGAATCTCGTAGCATAGCCGAATAATGTTGGATACCAGAACAAGAGCCATCCATAGCCACAGCAACGTGACTAAGAAAGTCCGATTCGTCATTACCTTCATCAATCCACTCAAGCAACGCTGCGTACTCGAAGCACCAAGCAAGGAACTGCCAAGGCTTATCAGCTTTCGTCCAATCAGTAAAGCTAATCGGGTCAGCAGCGATATCAAGGCACATGTCCTTGAACTCTTCAGTTTCACAGCGTGAAACACGTTCATCAAATATCTCCTTGTCCCAACCCCATACGTTAGCGCCTTGTACCTTGAACCAGTACGCGCCTTTCTCACCTAGTGGGTAGGCTTCAGCAAATCGAATCAAACCTTTCTGTAAATCTCCACCCTGTGGAGAGATGAGAGAGCCTTGAGCGTATACACGACCACGAAAATCAAGCGTGTACACGTAGTGCAATGCTTCATAGTCCTTGAATTTCAGACCTTGGTCGATAGTTGCGATAGTTTCACGCACATCAGAGCGTCTTTTCTGCTCTGAAGCGTAGTAAGCTACCGTGTCACGCTTCCATTTTAAGAAAGCTTCTTTCTGGTCTTCATCTAGGCAAGCCATTAGCTCAGCACCACGTAGCTCTGAGTAGATTGCTGGGACTGGACAGATAGGTTTATCAGCCTTATCCATGCGAGGCATACCAAGAGGCAAGCCACGTAAACGGATTTCATTAGCTACAGCAAGTACTGAAGGATGAATCTGCCATTTAACCTCTTGCAAGGCGTTAACAGCTTCATACACCTTCGGCATTTGAGAGCGTGATAGCCGTTTTAAGTGCTTCTTATCAGGACATTTAACCATGTTCAAGCGACTTGATACCTTCTTAGAGTGGTAGCCGCCATTAAAAGGAGACTTCCAAGGTCTAGGAGGTACTACACAAGGCTCATAAGCTGGAGCAATACTGCCCATTACTTGCTTATACTCTTCAACCCAAGCTTCTAGGCTCTCAGTAGGCACGATTGCCGCTGGAGTCTGTCTGTTTGATGCTGTACCAGTGCTGATAGTTACACGTTCAACAACTGGCTTACCGTTCAATAGCATGTTATTTGCAAAGATATCAATCATCTTAGCACCTAACTGTAGAACGTCATTCTGCGCCCAAGGTATCCAACGGTCAAAGTCAATAGCGTACTCTACCTTCTCAAGTAGTGCCTTGTACTTCTCTTCGTCAGCACCTAGTAAGCGCATGATTTCTTGCTTGTCAACTCCACCATTATGCAATGCTTGGAAGTCTGAAAGCATTTTAAGCTCTTTCTCAGCGTGTACAAGAGAGTCGTGCTCGAACTTGTAAGACTGATTAGAGCGCTTCTTCAAGCTTTCTTTGATAGCACCGATGTATTCTGGAGCCGCTTCAGATAGCTTAGTAAAACGTATCTCATCTTCAATTCTGCGACCGATATGATTAGCCAGTGCTTGAGCACTAGTAGTATGACCAGCCATTGAATCAAATATAGTCTTGATAGCGATGTAACCTGCCGCTTCAGAGCTAATACATTTCAGGTGGCCAATGGTAGCACTAGGCTTGCCTCTTCTCCCTGCGTAGTAGTCTTTATAAGCGTCAATTGCATCTGCCATAGGGCGTACAAACTCACGAGTCAGGCGACGAAACCAATCTGTTTCACCAGCTTGACCAGAATCAATAGAGCGTTGGTTGTTCTTCGTAAAACGTAGAATACCAGCACCGTGCATCTCTTCTTCAAGTTCAATTTGTACTGCGTGTAAATCTTTCATTTATTCACCTTGGAAATTAGTATAACGACGAGCAATACGAGCGCACATAGCTAACTCATCTTTCTCGCTGTTTGTGTACTCCTGCTTAGTTTCTCCATAAGGTACAATATAAGTGTTATTAAACCACTTATAATATAAGTCCTCATTTCGTACTTGCAATAGTGCACGGAATGTATCTCTAGGTTGAATAGTAGGCATTGTGTAGTTCTCCTAAATAACCTAATTAAACTTAGTCCTAAAGGGTAGTTTAATCAGGTTCTCTTTGATGGTAAGTGTTTATCATAAGAGCCACTAAGTTAGTGACTCTGAGTTAAACACTTATTTGCTAGCTTCAATGTCAGCTAGTAGCTGGTCTTTAGCCTTAGTAAGCAGCTCGAATGCCTCATGACCTTTGCCATAGCCACATTTGATTAGCTCACGGAAAGCCTTCTTAACCTTAGTGATTTGCTTAGCTTCAACTTGTCCTAAGCCTAGCACCGCATAAGGGCAAGCATTAGTGAATTGTGGAAGCATAGGCATATCTTTAGAGCTATTGTGCTGCGTCTTCTCAGCTTGCATAGACTTGATTAAGTCATTAGCAGCTTCAAGCGCCTTTCGTAGCTCTTGAATCTCATTGGTTAAGCCTTCTTTTTCAGCGTCAGATAGCGAACCTTCGGCACCTTCCTGTACTGCGTCATGAGCTTTCATTTGCTCATCTACTGTACCGGTTTCACGCTGTGAAACATTGTTTATAGCTTCAGCAATTGCTTGCTCAGCTTCTTTGTCTGCTTCAGGTGTAGTTTTAGGAGCTTCAGGCTCTTTCTGTACTACTGGAGCTGGATTAAGAAGCTGGTTCACAACGGCACTGTTTAAAGTACCATTTGATGCGAACTCAGCCGCTCTATCCATTTGCTCAGGTGTAGCATTAACAGCTAGTGCGTAAAGCACACGCATAGCAACACCTTTAAAACGCTCATCATCATCAAATACAGTTGCAACTTTCATCAGCTTACTAGCTTGCGCCTTACCAATGTTAAATTGTAAACCACACCATTCGATGAAGTCAGCGTATTTCTTACCATTACCTGTCATTTCTTCTTTAGCTTCAATCAGCAATCGACCAACCGAAACAGACTCCTTTTGAATGATGTCTAGTTTCTCGTTGATTTCAATTATGATTTCGTCAATACGTGAAATTACTTTAGTCATGGTGTGTCTCCTAAGATTATGATTTATCAAGTGATAGAAAAGCCTATCATGATAGCCACTACCAAGAGCGGCTATGAGTTAAGCTTTCTTATCCCTCTGTCAGATGTATAAACGCATTCACATCTTCCAGTGAGTCCGTTGTTAATATAAATGAGTAAGCATGGCTATCAAAAATGACACCTCGTATGTGTTTGAATACACTAGTAAACAAATCAACATATTCTGCATTTTGATGCTGGCTAGGTATTACCCATTGTACGACATAGTTATGTGATACATAAATCATATTAACACCTACTTAGCTAACCAGTATTTACCCTGCCAGTATGTGTAACACTCTGAAGCTTTCGCTTCTTCTTCAGTGATTACTTGGAACGTGCCTATCTCTATGATAGAACCGTCACGATTAATCAAGTGTGCGCTGAAGTCTTCAGGACAAACAGCCAAGATAGCATCTTGTTCGAATGTCTGATGGAATAGAGCGGCTACAGCTCCAATCTTATGCTCATATACTGGCATAACAAAGGTAAGTTCTGTACTTGCTACTGTCTCGCCTTCTTCCTTCCAAGAGCCAACACAAGTTTGTGCTGGCGCGGCAATCTGGTCGTGTAGAGCTTGCATAGCAATAATGCTATTGTGAGCGTTTTCTACTTCTGTAGCAGTTGCACGGAAAGCTGAAGCAAAGATAATAGTAGTTTTCATGGTCTTATTCCTTATGAATTAATGAGTTATCGTGTAATACCCTACCCTGATAGAGCGGTAAGGCACTACGGCGATAAACCATCTAAGGAGAACCTATTCCAAATTGTTAAAGAGCGGTAAGTCTCTCGACTTGATAAACATCTTACTTGATAGGCTGACTATTGTCAACCTATTATTTAACTATTTATTTAATTGCTTGTTTGTTCGTTCTAATGCTTGCTTTCTCGTAGCCTTGCATAGTACGTACCAACGAAAGCGCATAATGATATAGTTTAGCATAATCTTAGCCTCTTATACTTAGTGGAGTTGGTAAACAGTTAATTGCTTGTATGTGATAAGTAAGTGTTTCGCTTGCATCATACCAGAGACTAGTTATCTCTTGTAATGTGCTTGCGTCCCTGTTATCCCAATCAATCCCAACTGAGTCTAGTTGTGTTTTAACTGTTACAATAAAACCACGTTCAAAGTGATTAGATGCTTTTGATTCTGTTACTTGCATGATAGTACCTATTATGTAATGAGCCTATCAAGTAAGACGCTTATCAAGTTTTTAAAGAGCTTGTCTGTTAAGACATGGCTAGTATTACATAGTAGGCTGACTATTGTCAACCTCTTTTATTATTTAATTTATCAAGTTTAATCATTGCGTCCACTGTACTAGCTACTGGCAATATCTTGCAGCAGCCACGAGGCGAACCTAGTTTGTATCTATCTTTTATAGCATCTTCTTTAAAGACACGAGTTGATACAAGAGACCAACCTTGATTGTTAGTAAATAATGCATACATAGTTGTCACCTATTAATTAATGAGCCTACTATGTAACACTAACCTAGTTTTTAAAGAGCGTGTACCTTGTTGGTACGCTTTCTATTATCCATATCCTGTAATGCTTGTCAACAACTAATTGAAGTTAATTTATTGTATGTTAGCTAATGGCTGAAGGGCTGCCCAGTTACAATGCTTGCAAGCAAGCTTTATAGCTAATGACTAGTAAGGATATAGATTGTTAAAGAGCGTGTACCTTGTTGGTACGGTTTTAATCTTATTTGATTAGTAACTACTTGTCAACAACTAATTTAAAATAATACGCTCCAAGGTTTCACACTGTGAAACAACTAGACCGCTCCAAGTACGCTACGAGAGCAAGCAAGCGAGAGCTAATGAGCGGCTACTAGTTCAAGATGGATACAAGCTAAATCATTCTAAATTCTTTTAAATGATTACTTGTGCATTGACTAACAACAACTAGCACGCTCCAAGAGTAGAACCAAGGCAACTACCAAGAGCGTATCTAAGAGCATTACCAAGTACCAACCAAGAGCGGCATTAGTCCGACAACTAGCAAGCTCTATAACGCTCCATGTAATACCAAGAGCGGCACTGGTTTTAACTACGAAAGCACAAAGACATATGCCCTCCCGCTCTTAGTTTCACGCGTGAAACCTCTTATACGCGCCCGCACGCGCACGGTAATGACCCAGAGCGGCTCTGTGCCGCCCCAAGCCGCTCCAAGTAGCCCTATGGGGGGAACTAGGATTTCCCGAGCGGGAGAACACCGCTCAGTTGTACACTCAAAAATATTTAGACCTCTGTGTATCCCTCTTCAAACGCTTTAGAAGGAGACCAAGATACATACTCATCTTCCTTACCTAAACTATAGATAACCAAGTACCCTTCTGTCTCTTTAGGTAGAGGTGCATCCACACCCTTACGCTCCCAGTATTCACCTGCTGTCATAGATGCAGCATGTACGTGCTTATGGCACTTAAACTCTTTAACTTCAACATCTGTTAGATTTACTAAACCCATTGTATTACTCCTTCTTAATTTATAGACCGCTCACATGTACACTCAAAAATATTTAAGCTCCCTTGTCAGGCTCTACGAAGTACTTAGATAAGTCCTTGTACTCTCCAAGGCGGTTACTCCATAGAGCTAGTAGTGATGAGTAGTCATTAGCAGCGTCCAAGTCTCCTGCCAAGGTACGCTCTTGCAGTTTCTGTCTGCACCAAGTAACACTACTCAATGCTCACGTCCACTGCATGTACTACTGTGCTATGCTTAGCAAGGTACTTGTGCATACGAGCTACCAGTTGCTGAGCAAAGCCTTTAGCAATCTCTGCGTCTGGTACTTTGAATACCAAGGTGAGTTTTAGTTGCTTCAAGGTCTACCTCCGTTGTCATAGAATACATGAGCACCACATTGCATTGTAGGTGTCATCTTGTTAGTCCAGTAGTTATCTATCTCGTACCGAGCATAATGTAGTTCGGTCGTTGTATAGAAGAACCCTCTAAGTGCGTGTCTAGCAACGTTCCTATCCTCCTGAGTAATAACAGAGAAGTCAGGCTTACGCTCTAGTGTCCACGAGAACTGACTAGGTTGCATCACTACACCTTCTACTGTATCAGGGTAATAGCTAGAAGCTACTCTGCGAAGAGTAACCTCTGCTACCATTACTTGACATTGATAAGATTCACCACGTGCTTCATGGTGAACATTAAGTGCTAACCAAGTCTCCGCACTTTCAAGAAGTCGCTCACTAAGCCCCAAGGTGTTCTTACGCACCAAGCTACTAGAGCCACTACCATCACCATCCACATCGGGACGTTTATGTCTTGGTTTACTATCTTTCCCACCTCACCTGCCTGAGTTACCACCTCAGAAGAAGCAACTGCTTGAGCTGCTTCTCCTGTTGCTGTTGGTAACTGAGCACATCCTGAGAGTAGGAGAGCGCCTATCAATACGATAAGCACAATCCAGTTCATCATACTCTACTCCTTTTAAATTATGCTTCAATAGCCCCGTAGCTCTTCCAAGTCCCAGGATTACCTGCTGTTACACATATCCATCCTACGTAACCACCTGCTACTGGGGTGTTTCTGTAAATAATGTCACCAACGATGTAATCACCACTGGTAGGTACTGTGTCAGACACAAACTCTCTTGTACCATTACGTTTCATATCAGAGTACACCGAGATTGCTGAACTAGGTACAGTAACAGTACCACCAGTAGAACCTAGTCGGATAGTACCAGATACAGCCGATACTACTTGAACTACTCGGTCATTGTTACTATATGACTCACCAATACCACCACTGTAAACAAGTTCAACTGTAGTGTCAGTAGATATCTGCCAAACAGAGCCACCACCGTAGCCACGCACAGTATTACCGATAGAGATTATTCCAGTAACGCTGCCTGAGTACCCTCGGATATCCATTGCAGAGTAAGCAGTAACTGCTATCACGTTGCCTTGTAGTGTCATATCCTTTATTGCTTCTGCGGATGCGTTGTTCATCCATAGTTTCATAAAGTTAGCAGACGTAGACTTGTTGATGAATACATTGCCAGTCATTACTACGTTCTTGATTCCCCAGCCACTTATAGCTTCGAATGTGTGGTACGTAGTGTTTTCACCAGCTACAATCTCAACCACGTTACCTGTGAGTGTCATACCGTCCGTGTCAGAGAACATCATAAATCTACACGCACAGTTCTTAACTACATTGTTGGCTATAGTCCAGTTACGCATCTTAGCATCTCTGTTCATACAAGTGATAACAGAGGCATCACTATTATGAGCATTGAAGTTTCTGAACGTGTTACCTATGATAGTTACATTCTCTGGGTAATTACCCATAGTGTGGTCATCTGACTGTTCACCGAAGATACCACCAAGGCCACCATCAAATGTGTTACCTGATACAACTACGTCAGAACTTGCACGTATTTTTAGATGAATCTCGTAGCCAGTAGGGTAATCGGCACTGCCACCAGTACGACCAAAGAACTTACACTTAGTAATCTGGTGATGACGAGACTCCTGCAACGGAGTTGCTGTTGTTGATAAGTATACACCTCGTCGGTTGATTGTCTTATCGAATCGACATTTAGAGATGAGGGTATCTTGACATGCTTGGAAAATGATACCGTAGCCACCAGTAGTATTACTTGTGTACCGGTGGTGCATGTTAGCAAAGCGGCACTTGACAAATTGGATACCAGAAGCACCATTGACAAACAAGATACCATCGTTAAGACCTGAGAACTTACAGTCTACAAACGTGAAGTCAGAGTAGTCACCTTCTTGCACTCGTACACCGTAACCAAGTGAAGCCCCATCTGGTTTACCATCAGGTCTTATGTAGTTAGTTCCTACAGTAAGACCACGAACGAAGACACCGCCTGTATTGAAATCAAGACCAAATAACCATAGACCTTCATCCCAGATGATACGTGTACCTAAGTAGCCACCACCTATCAACCTGATAGGGAGGTCTCTAGTAAGGTTAGCTGATATCTTATATGAGCCGCGAGGTATACGAAGTGTACCATTCTCAGGTGTTGCATCTAATGCGGCCTGTAGTGCAGTAGTATCATCCGTTGTCCCGTCACCAGTAGCACCGAAGTCTCTTACTGAGATACCACCTTCGGTAAGTCGGTCATACAAGCTACGCGCTATAGACTTAGCTTTCTTTAGCTGAAAGGTAGCCCACCTAGCACGAGGCTTAGTTAAATTTGTCAGTGCCAAGTTGCACCTCCTTTGTTTATTAAGTTGAACATAGAATTACATTCATAATAGCCTCTCCTTAGAAAGACTATGAGTATGTAACTAGGTCGAGCCTCCGGCTTGAAAGTACTTGTTAAGCAAGTACTAACCTTTGCGCGTCACTCGGATGTAGATATCAGTTAGGAAACATGTAGCACTTGCAGTTGCAGTCACTATAATCTCAGCAGGATTATCTCTCATATCAGCAGAGCCAATGAAGAACCCGTTGTAACGAGAGATACCTGAAGTACCTGCGAACAATCTATTACCATAACCTAGTGGTAACTCATACTGACTAGGTGAACCAATAGCAGCTCTTAGTAACAGCCTAAATGACTCATTGAAACCTGTGTTAGTAATAGAGCCATCTACTCGTAAATCTACTGTGTCTCCTATATCAAGAGACGAGAAATCAAACTGGTTAGTTGTAGGATTCCATAGACCTGATACACCTAAAGGCAAGAAGCTCTCATCTATATCTGTAGCTGATAGTGGTAGCTTGACCTCTCCGTTTTCAGGGATAGCAACAGGAGTAAGGTCTTCATTGAAGATACTTACGAAACCAGTAGATTGAGAACTACCTCCTAGTTGAGTCCATAAATCAGAGGGATTACTACCAGTAGCAACATAGATATTGCCATCAATCATCAAGCCCATTCCAACAGCTTTACCTGATAAGGACTTGATGTTAACAGGGTGCTTTACGTCCGATAAGTCAGCAACTGTAGTGGTGTTAGATGGCATAGCAAGTCTTGATAAGACAGGTGTCAGTTTATCTTGCCTTGCATCAAATCTAGACATAATCCACTCCTTATGCTGGTGTGATATCCGCAGTAGTGCCTACGATATCTTTGACAGTTACCCATGCATCAGTATCACCTGAGCCAGCAGCTACCATAAGAGCGGCAGCGGTATTACCTGTGTAACCTACTAGCATAGCTCCAAGACGCTTACCAGACTGTGCTTTGTCGTTTACGATGTTAGCTTTATCGCTCAAGTCAGCGATAAGTACTTTAGGCATGTTATGTAGAGTAACGCCTTTCTTGTCTACTTCTACACGGTTCTTGATATCGCCAGTTAATGGGGTAGCCATAATAGGACTCCTTATATTGATTAGTATTGATTAGGTATTACCCTCATATATCATATAGAGATATAAGATATAAGAGAGGGCGGCTCTTGACGCTCTAATATTACTCGTCTTTCTAGGCCGCTCTATCTAATGGGTAGGTTAATTAAAAGTGACTGTAAGTCATTGATTTAATGGACTAAAAATTTTGATAAATTAAACTCCATCACCATCTTCGTCCACGACTGTTTGTTGCCGATTTGTTAAAGCGATTGCCTAGCTTTCGAGCAGTTGATGCTGCACTGAGAGCGACCTCGTGAGAGACACCCAGCGTCACGCTAGTCATGAAATCTACCATCATAGTAGGGTTGCTCATGACCTGTGTCCAGCGCTGCCCCTGCTTGATTTGACGCTGCATAACTACCTTAAGTTGGTCATAGTCTAGGTTCTCAACGACTTGACGTACTGCACCTGCTAGGGCATCCAGTCGGTCATCGTGCTTCAGACAGTCTTTATCACGTGTGATATTAGCCATCTGGTGGAACAGAGAGAAGTTCATTCGCTGTTCGGCACTATAACCCTGTACTGTTTCCATATCCTTCTGTACGACCTCTGGACGCACGATTAGACGGTGTGTTGAAATAACAGGCTCTAGCACGTCAATGATACGCAACTCTTTCTGACCTGACTCCTGAACAGCCTCGATTTGTACTGGGAAGTCACGCTCGAAGTATGGCTTAATAGCCGCCACGTGCGCACCGTTACCGTAGTTATTCTCAATGAATACCTCTTTACAGTTCGCATTCTTCGCAGCCGCTACGAGCTTCTCAAGAGCTTCTGCGTCATAACCGCCTTTAACTGCCCCGATATCGTACAGGTAAATGCACGTACCCATTAGCTTGATAATAGCGTAAGCGGTTTCATCTCCGTTCTTACCACCACCAGCAGGGTCAATGTACATAACAGTACGCTCGAAGTTAGCCATCTCGTACTCTACTTGCATAGGGTAATAGAAGACATCGGTCTTACGTGTGCCAAATTTAGGAGCTGTCTCCCATACACACGTACTTGCTTGACACCAGATTGGCATCTCTTGTCCACGTTCACGGCTGAAGGAAGAGATAATAAGGTCACTCAACCTAAGCGGATAGCGGTCAGCATCTGATAAACCAGTGTTAAGCATGAACTGTAGCATGAACTTAGCCTTGCCTTGAGCAAGTTCCTTCTCATTTAACAGGTCATTATCGTACATTTCTGGACATGTTGGTTGTCCAAGTGAGCCATCCAGCCCACCGCCAGTCTGTAATTGGGGGTTTGCACGTAGGTCAGTCTCAATAATAGGAGCTAACCTGTCACCATAATACTCCATCTGAGCCATCGTTGGGTAACGACCAGTCCAGATTCGTACCTTATAGCCACGACTTGGTAGCCAGTTGTAGATAGATTCTACGCTCTGAGGTGTACCAAGATAGATAATGTCACCAAATTGGTTAATAGATTCAAACTCAAGAGTCTGCTCCATCAGCCATTCACGACCACCAACGGTACGTGAGTTCTGCAAGGACTCGATATCATCTGCAATGATGATGTCAGCACGAGCACCCTGAGCACCTGACTCAATAGAGTAACAAGCAACTGAAGGTGACTTATCTGCACCACGATAGTACCAGTGTACATCAAAGCTCTCAATACTAGCTCTGTCACCTGCGTACTTATCGGGACGTAGGCATTCAAGGAAGTCCATTGCATTAAAGATTTTGATAACCCAACCAGCAATTTCTTTAGCTCGCTTGCTGTTCTGCGAGAATACTACGATACGGTAGTGCGGTTTGTGTATAAGCATGAAGGCACAATAGATAGCAGTAAGCGTAGTCTTTGCCTGACCACGCTGTGCCATTACCATTCGGTACTTGTGCCCTTCAAATAGGAACTTAAGAATATCTGCTTGCATACGGTTGAGGTTTGGTTTACCAACGATTGTTGTGTTGATAACCACCTGTGCAAAGAAGCATAAGCCCTCAACTGTATACGGGAACATTGCTTGTAGTTCCATAAGTTGTTTCTTTCGCTCTACCTTATCACGTATGGATAGGTATTGCCCTGCCATCAGCTCTCTCCATCATCAAAAGGAATAACGTTGTCCGTACCAGTAGCACGAGCACCCTTCCCTTCTTGCTCCTTCTTAATCTGAGCAAGACGCTTAGCAAGCTCTGACTCTTCATCCATCTCTGGTTGAGCTGCTGTAACAGAGTTCTGGTCTGCTGCCCATTTACCAGCGGCTTGCAGAGCTTTGCCATCACCAATCACATCTTCTGGGTTCGCACCCTGAGAGATAAGTTCAAGCATATGTTTAAGTCGTGCAGAGTGAAGCTTAGTAGTCATGTTGTGAATCATGCCTAGTTCGTCTTCAGTAGCCGACCTCTTGTTAGGTTTGCGGTCTGCCGCCATACTACCTCCCTCTAATCCATTTAGTTACAATGTACCCAATATGAACTACTAGGTACACGATTGTTAATAACGCAACAATGTCTGGTAGTGCAATGCCATAGAAGGTCAACCCAGTCACCGTGACGGGAGGGGCTGCCTTTACTGCCATATCACTGACCTGACCTGCTAGGTCGGTCTTGTTCATCGTACCTCCTAAGTTGTTGGTTTCTTATACATGTCTGTAACAGTCTCAATTGTATTCCATAGTGCATCTACCCCTAGTTGGTCTAGTGATGAATCCGCAGAGATATAGCACCGTTGTAGTCTCTGACGAGTCAATGGGTCAAACTTAGTCGCAGTTACTCCGTTGAATGAAGTTGCTATAATCTCACAGTTCTCTACTAGTAGGCGAGTAAAGCTATCTGCTAGGTAATACTCAGTGTCAGAGCTTTTGGTTCTTGCCCATACCTTGCTAAAGCTAACTTTTGCTGGTATTAAGTTCTCGAAGTTACGTGCAGTCCAAATGCTAAGCAATTCGCCATAGCGGAACGTAACGTCTGCTGTGGCTGTGTTAGCGTAGATAGACCCTGTGCATCTCTCCGCATCAATAACAAACCTAACATTACTGTTCTGTATGTTATTTGTTGTACCACCAAAGTCAAAGAGGCTTACATCATATGCGTAAGACCCGAAACTAGCGTCAAGGTTATCTTTATCTATGTGGGTAATATCATTATGAATATTGCGAAGGTAGACATTGCATGTCTTTGTTTCGAAACAAACGTTGTCTAGGTTAGTACCTACGAAGTAGCACCCATTTAAACCCAGAAGTTGTCCCTTATAGTTACTAGACATCCCATCTACCTCAATTATGTCTGGTAGGTGAATCTTATTAGGTACATCATAAGTATCAGCCATGACAAATGCAGATACTTTAACTTCATGTACATAAGTTCCCCTTGATACATAATTTGCTCTTAGGTTACTAATATGTATATCAGGAAGGTACCAATCAACTGTAGGATTTGCATCTACGTTTTGGAAGGCAGGTACATACACAATAGGTATACGGTATTCATCAAATGTGTACATTACGTTTAGTACACAGTCATTCATATTAATCTTACCTTTATAGCCCAGTCCCGTATCTGCTCGGAACTGTAACGCCCTAAATCCATTGATGTTAGAGCCTTCAGTTTGGTTAAACGTCACTCTGTTACAAGTGAAGTTACCTCGACCAAATGCAAGTTGGGCACCGTACCCATAAAAAGAGGAATCTGAGATTGTTACATCGCCTATTCCAAAGTGTGCATCAAATCTGTTTAGGTCACACAATGTTATTATAGTGTTCTTCTGCCAGTTACTGTTAGTTACTCCCCAACCTCCACCAGCACCACATTTATCAAAGTGAGTGTCTATACATTTTTGATAAGAGAACATGTACCCTGCACCGCTATCTACACCGCCTTGGTCGCCATCTACGTTATAGAACATAGTGTAAGCTACCTCTAGTGCAGCTATCAGTGAGGTAGGGTTAGCTAGCTCTGTTCCTATATTCTCGAAACGAATGTTATGGAAAAGAGTAGAGTGTCTACGTGTCACCACTAACTGAGCACCATCAACATCTGTAGTGTAGTCAAGTTTAACTGTCAGTTTACCAAACGTAAGCCATGTACTTTCTAATGGTTTTTCGGTAATTGTCAGGTTTCCTGTTCGATGGTCACACAACAACGGTGCTGTCATGTTTCCATTCTCAAGTAGTATTACAGGGTCTGTTTTGTAAAAGTCTGTAGTATAACCTTGACGATGTGCCAGCAGTTCATCGTTCTCTATTAGTAAGTAGCTGTTTGTATAAGAAGTTGCAGCTAGGCTTGGGATATTTACCGCGTCTTCATACAATGAGCTTTGAATGACTGACACTGTAGAAGCAGGCATCACCCTCTCTGGTAGGAGTGTATCTATACTATATAAGCTTATCTTACCTTTTGCACCCTCAACGAACCGTAGGGTTGCGTTGTTGAAGTTTACGTCGGATAGTACTCGGATACTTTCAGGTATCCTATCAATAGTATACGTCCTTCTTTCGTATTCTACAGGTCGTTGCACTATGTTTGCATAGTCGTGCGCTCGTTTGATTGCTTCATAGTCACTTGTCGCCCCTAGTTCGAAATCAGCAACACGTACTACATCTGCAAATCTATCAGAGAGAGAACGTGAGGTTGTACTCCCTGTGGCTATTACTCTGTTATCACCGAAATCAACAAAATTCTGCACCCAACTACGAAGTGTACTAGTCAAACTACCATCTAGAGATGTGACTGGTAAATTACTTGCATCTCCCTCAACCACTGACTCTGAACCTGCATACACGACAACTTCATCACCACCTTCTAGAGCTTCTGCAAAGTTTACTGTCCGTGTACTAGCATCAAAGTCAAACGCACCTTGATACGTTTGGTGAATACCGTTGATGTATAAGGACATAACCTGCTTAGCATCTGCTGGGAGTACGTAAGTTGTTTCCCCACCAGTTGCAAAGAACGGATAGCGAACATAACGGAAGTCCGTCTGCTCTGGCTCTACGAACTGAGGTTCTTGTCCAATTATAGCAACAACTCTGTCACCCTCATCAAGTGGCACAGTCTTAATCAAACGACCATCAATTGACTCGTACGCCTCACCTGCAATCTGGTTAACACCATTGATATATAGATTCAAGATGCCACCGAACGTAGCATTAGGGTTAAACTCAGTCTGCCCTTCAGTAGCTGTGAAGACTACACGACGATACACTAAGTTACCAGCAGTAAGAGATTGCTCAAGACTTAAAAGCCTGTCATCTTGTACAACGTTCTTATCATACCACTGATTGTGCTCTACAGCATCCCCTTTACTAGTGGCTTGTGCCATGTTCTTAATCTTGTGAAGACCAGCATCAAGCTCTTGCTTCAAGTAGTAACCTTTAGGCAGGAAGCCATCAAGCATCTCTTGTTGCAAGTACAGTTGTTGTACGAACGTGTTGTTCACCTGTCGATGACCAAAGTTGTTACCACGCTCGAAGTTAGCGTAAGGTTTATCAAGCGGCATCTCTCGTCTTAGTAAAACATCAGCACCCTTCTTAGGTGCTGGGTTGATAATAACTAAGTGAGGTGAAGCAGCATTGATAGTAATGGCTACTTCCACATCATCTACATATCCGTGAATATCAGAAGTGCGGAAGTAACCTATATTCTCTCCAGCAACTGCCAGTGCGAACTGCGTAGTGCTTCCGTCACCGACATGCCGAACGAATGATAGGTTACTCATGTATCTCTCCTATGTTTCACACTGTGAAACCAGTGCGTTCTTATCTAATGGGTAGGTTAATCTTTGGTAGCAGTTCCAATCGTGAGATTGTACATCGTACTATTGTACCAAGGAAGAACCCTCTTGATTGCATTCCAGTCAGCCTCTTGCTCTCGTTTGTTTTGGTTCTTGAATGCAAGCTGTCCAGCAGCAGAAGTAGCTTGTAGTGCATCAGCAACTAGGGCAGATGATTGAACACCACCCATACGCCCTGCACCTTTCATTTCCTCTGGCAATGCACCAACTGTGTTAAGAATCTGTAGTGGTATAATCGGAGTTGCGAACACACCAACACGTGCCATCGTACCCCAGAACATGCCTTCACTACTCAACTTTTCATTGATGTACTTACGTCGCTTACTATCCTCCATCCCTTGTGCTTGGATGTACGTGTTAGCTACTAGCGCACCGTAACCAAGGACAGCCTGACCAGCAGTTATAGAAAGAAGAACAGCACGTTCATTCTTAATACCACGCATAAGCATCTTCTCATATGAACCAATGGTGAAAGACATAAGAGTAGTCATAATCTTACCCATCTCCTTGTTCATGTAAGCTGGCTGCTCACCGATGGACATACGCAAGTACGAGTGACCGATAGTGTTACGCACAGCAGTGCTAAGGGAGTTGTGCAAGTCAGCATCCATAAGGCGTACTGAATCGAACACATCCATGTCGTTATCTTTGAAGTGCTTGACCATACGTTCCACTTGCTCTTCTGACATACCACCAACATCAATAAGAGAGCTACGGATGTTAGAAGTTACTTCGCCTTTCATAGACATATCACGTAGGTTGTTGACGATAGAACGAGCTACCATCTCTTCACCACCATGCTGGAAAGTCTTGAATCCATTCACTGTCATAGTAACATCAAGTGCATGACCTAGGTTCTTATCAACACGCTTTAGACTATCCTTAGTTGCGTCATCGAAGTCAGAGCCGTTGTAGAACTTACGACCGAACAAGTATTCTTGGTGTCCAGTAGCAGAGAATGTGCGTGAGAAGTCCATCATGAACTTATCCTTAGTAACACTAGACTCTCTGAAGTCAAACCAACGAGTAGCTGGAATCTGACGAAGAGTATTAATGATACCGTTACGCACTGAAGCAGTTGCACCTTCAGGTAATGTAGCTAGACCTGTGGTACGTAGACGTGTAACAGACGTAGCCTTACGAAGTAGACGAGTAACATCCTTAAGACCGTCACCATCTTCTAGTGGCTCACGATACAGCAGACGTAATGCCTCATCAAGTTTGTTTGCGTATCTACCTTCAACTACATCAGCCAGAGCTTTTTCTGCTTGCTTACCAGCCTTCTCTCCTTTATATAAGTCAACATCATTACGAAGGGAGTTAATAGCTGCATCACGAGCTGAAGCGACTGCACGTTGGAACTGGTGCCTTGAGTGGAAGCCATTAGATGCCAAGCCAGCATTAGCGGCTGAGTCAGACACATACTTCATGTTACGTGCTATGCCTGTATCTAGTAAGTCAACAAGCCACACATCACCTGAACGAGCTTTTAGGTTAGGACGTAGAGAGAACATTGCACGAGGTGAGATTTCTCCCATCTTCTCTGCATCGAACAAAGACTCCTTGATGTCGTTGATAATATCACGTTCAACACCTTGAGCACTTAGCTCTTCTTCAATCTTCTTGAACTCCGCATCTGACATGAATCTGTCAAATGATTTGTTAGCCTTACCCTTAACTGCCATAGTACGAGCAACCTGAGTCTCTGCTAGTCTGATTGCGTTCTCACGAGTTAGTCTTATAGCACCCGTCTGATACGCACTTGCAATAGCATCATAGATAAAGTCGGCATGTTCACCAGTCATACGTCTTAGGTTGTCTTGGTCGAACACAACAGAGTGGTACTCATGTCTGTGCTTAATCTTATCGAACCCAACTACATTGTAATCTTGATTGTTCTTAAGACCTTGCTCATACAGACGAGAGCGAGCCTTAGCACCTAACATTACTGCACTGTCACCATCAACAGGCTTGTTGCTCAAGAGATTACCAGATACCTGCATCATAACAGTCTCACGGTCGAACTCTTGCTCAAGCTCATTACGCTTACCAATATCAAACCTACCAACTCCACGGTCTTTAGCATAAGCATCAAACGCATTGGTGTAGTCAAGGTAATCTGGAACTGCACGGTGGAACAATGTATCAGCCAGTTCTTCAGCAGACTGCAAACCTTTAGTTGTACGCTGAGGGTTCTTAAGGAGCATCGCATTAAGACCACGAGTTGCTTGGTCAGGTGCTCCATCAAGTTCAGTGTACAAAGAACGAAGACCTTGAGGCACTTCACCTATCTTGTTGTTACGAGGAAGTGTTGAGCCTAACTCTTCTGATGCTGAAAGTGCTGAAGTAATCTCATCAACATCTGACTCAGAGAGAAGCGAATCCCAAGTCTGGATATCATCGAACTCAGTACGAGTACGCATAGCACCAACAGACTGCATAAGCACTGGGTCTGGCTCTTCCTCAGTAGGTGCAATCTTATGACCAGCGGTAATCTTATCCATCTTATTACCTGTTACATCGAACTCACCGCTCTCAGCTTTAAGCTGCTTGTAACGAGCCATCATAGCGTCTGGTACTTTGCCTTGTTGTAGCGCATCAATCGAAGCATTGCTTTGTACACCAGCCTTGTTCAGATTAATCTTGTCATCAAGCTCATTCTGTCTTCTAGCTATAGCATCTTCTAGCTGCTTAATCTCTGCCTTACGAGCCGTTGGTTTCAGTTTAGGTCTAGCTTTAATCTTCTCGATTAGTTCAAGCTTTGACTTCTTGTAAGCACGAAACTCATCCTTTAGCTTCTTAACTTTCTTAGGTGATAGTACATCAATACGCTCACCAGCTTCTGCACGTAGAGTGTCAATAACTTCTTTCTCAGTCAGTGTACGCTTACGAGCCACTGGGTCTTGCTGGTAGTTCTTAAGAACATCATCAGCCTTCTGGTATCCAGTGCCTCTGTCGAAGTCATTGAAGGCAGCTCGTTGCGTGCCTTCTACTGTATCAGCACGTTTAAGTGCATTACGTGCAGCACCAGCACCAAGTACCGACAAGTCAATAGCGCCAGAGAAAGCCATACCACCTACAGCAGAATACAGTAAATCTTGGCTTGTTCTCTGGGTATCACCTTGCTTAAGCATGTACTCAGATAGCACACCTTCACCAGCACCACGTAGCATAGACCACCCAATCTTACCAAGAGTAGTAGACTTAGTGCCAAGAGCGGTCGGTGCTCCTACGAACATCATCGGTATCATAGATGGGTCAAAGACAGCAGCAACTGTCTCTACAGCCATTCCAGATACACCAGCTTGCTGTATAGTCTGCACTGCTTGTCGGTCATTTGCTATCTGTGTTTCACGGTGAGCTAGGTTCTCATTCGACGTACTGCCAGATAAGAACTCAAGCTCTTGTTCCGTATAGCCTTTATCATTATACTCCGTAAGTTGCTGCATACTAACTGAATACTCTGGGTCAGTCCCTGTCTCTTGAGCTGCGTAGTTACGACCAAGAGACTCCCCTACCCAGTGCCTGTATGTAGCAGCATCCCACACATCACCGATGCTCGGTTCTTCTACATCTGGTGTTGGTGGTTGATATTCCTCATTCAGAATGGAAAGAGGTACATGAGTTGGTGTTCTGTCAAGCAGAGAACGCCTTTCTAACTCAGCCATAATTACTCCTAGTGTTTAAGTGATTCGCCCCATTCTTTGTAGAATAAAGCCATATGCTCTGCGTGCTGACGAGCAGTCTCTTCTTCAGCCAATCGCTCATTACGTTCCTTGATAGTCTCAGAGCGTAGGTCACGTAGCTTCTGTAGGTCAGCATTTCGGCCAATCTTGTACAAGTCTTCCTGTAGTAATCGACCTCCTAACTGCTCTCCACCTTTATATCGGTATATAAAAGTACCGTTAGGTGAGAAGTCAAGTGACACATCTTCAGCAAGTACCTCACCACCATATTGCTCAGATAACTTATCCAAGCTAGATAGTGTGAATGCTTCAATGTACTCATCAACCTTCTTGACTGGTACTTTGATATCCTTAGCAAGCTTAGCTTTGTTAATGTTAATCATCGTACCGTTAAAGGTTGGCTGGTAGTCCTTCATAACTTCAGCCACTGACTGCTTAGCGTTTGTCTCTGGGTCGAGCATTCCGTTGTATGCGTTAGTCATAGCGGTGTCGTTTACTCTGCTTTTCAACTGAGCAACCTGCCAAGCTGGTACATCTTTAGCACCACCAAGCTTAGCCCGCCAACTCACATCAAGCTTCTCTTCCACTTGAATACTAACCTCATCGCTAATCTCAGTTCGGATAGCTTGTGTGGACTTGTATGGGTTGTTCTTGATATTAACTGCACGTTTAAATGCCGAGTAAGGTTCACGCGTTGCAAGACCTGCCTTGATGTTAGCAGCGAATGTCTTTTCATCTCGACCAGAGAAGTACAGCTCAAGTATCTGTGCATCCATAGCACCTAGTGTAGCCAGTGCATCATTAGCATAAGCTGGAAGGCCTTCAGCAGTCTCGTAGTCTTCTGGGTTCAAACTCAGTAGACCTTGTAGGTTCTGCTCAAGCAATGGTACTTTGACACGGTTTACACGTGACCAGTCAAGTCGTTGCTTCATCATAATAGTGTTAGCCTCTGTCTCACTAACACCACCAGCAATCAGCTCTTGTGTCTTATCAGCAAATATCTTATCAAGACCTTTGACAAACTTCTTCTTCTGCTCTGGTGTATAGCGACCATCAAGCTGAAGTGGTAGTCCATCTTCGTTGAACAAGTTATCCCAAGACACCGCCATCATTACTGTATTAGCCTTGTTCTCCTTAGTCGCATTAGCACGTGCCTGTTTCATCTGAGCAACCTTAGCTGCTGACACTGCATTAGGGAACTGCTTATTAAGCTGCTCTACCTTACGTAACGTAGTACTCCAAGGTTCAGTCAGTGCTTTGTTATCCAACTCAATCTGACCAAGAGCATCACCGATAGCTATAGCGTTCTCACGAGATGTGAACTGGTTATAAGCTGACTCAGCCTTACTGATAAGAACAGAGTCTTTTGCCCAGTCAGTTGACTTCAGCTTCTCAAGAAGACGACCATCACCGTTAGCTGCTCGGTTAGTCATCTCTGACATAATCATCTTCTTGTAATCGAACTCACTAAGGTTTAGAGCCTTAGCCTGTGCTGGTACTTCTGTTGTGAGCAAGTGCTCTACGTCTGCATTAGGGTCTGACAGCATATTACCAAGGCTCATGGTAAGTGCCTCTGTATTCTTCTGATGCTGATACTGCCCACGAATCTTCTCTTGTACTGGAATCAGATTGAACTGAGACTCTTGTACCTGAAGGGAGATTTGCTTAAGTGAACGTTCATCTCCAGCGTACTTCTCGAACAGTGGCTGATAAAGCTCAGCCTTCTTAGCTTCAATAGTTTCTTCGTCTACATCTGCATTAGCTTGATACCACTCAGCAAAGTCATTACCTGCTTTGATAGTATCACTCTTACCTACGATTGCATTGTAAGATAATTTAGCTGCTAGTGTATCCTCTTCAGTGATACCCTGTCTGTTCTGGTCTGCCACAAGTAAGTCCTGTGCAGCACGAGAAGCACCTAAAGCTTTCTGTGTTTCAATCTCAGCTTTCTGCTGTCTGTTAGCTTCAGCATTACCTGCCGATGCAAACTTAGCAAGACCAGAGAGGATGGCTGTACGCTCATCCCCTTGCTGAGTATTGATGCCTATAGCACGTGTGCGTGTCTGACTTACAAACTGCCTACGCGCTGTTCTTTGTATCTCAGCCATTTAGCCTCCTGATTTAAGTGAAGGTGTTTGCTGTGCAGGCTTACGTAAGAGCTCCGCATCTTTAGCACCTCCCTGATATTGTGAGTAGCCACTCAGTGCAGTGGCTCCGACATTGAGAGCTGCTGAAGCCCATGATGGTCTGCTCACTGGTGATACTTGCATACCACTAGCTGCTTGATAGCGCATGTTCTCTGCTTGAGAGCGGATGTTGTCCTGCTCTGCTTGTCTACTCAATAAGATGGTGTTGTAGTTAGTATACTTCTCACGCTCTAAGTCTCCGAGCTGAGATGCAACTGACTGACCACCAGTACCCATAGCTGCTGCCATTACATTGATACGACCTTTATTCTGCAAGTAATCCTTTTGCACATTCACTGTATCATCCAATGCACGTTGTTGAGCCTCACGCTCCACAGCAGCAAGTTCATCATAGTTAGCAACTGTCTGTTCGACTAGCTGTTCATTATGCCTCTCTGCTGCTTCTTCTTGTGCATTTGCATTAGCACGAGCTTGGACGGTTTGTTGTACTGCGGCCGCTACTGACACTGCGGTAGCTACAACTGTAGCCACCTGTGCCGCTGAAGCTGCTGCATACCATGCACCAACTGCTGCCATCTATAACCTCCTTCCTCGTTGCTTGAACATACCTTCCCATTCCATATCACGAAGAATGAAAGGTCGGTAGTCCTCTGTTACTATTTCAAAGTTAGCTTGCTTAGCCTGTAGTCTCACAGGGAACTGGAAAGCTCCACCATCTAAAGGAGCAAAGCCAACACGGTTATTCCAGCCACCCATAAGACGACCGTTGTACTCGTACTTCCATTTACGCTTTGATGCTTGGTCATTAACAGTCACGGTTGTATTACCAATGCTGTCATAGTTCAACCAGACCTTACCAAGAGTGAACCTATCAAGACCGATAGCTCTACCGTTAGCATCTTTGAGGTAAGGCTTAGTCGGTATGAACCTAGACTTAAAAGTAACACCTACAGTAAGCTTACACCTCTGTACCTGTAGCGTATCAGCCAAGTCATCATAGGTAACATACTTATCGCCCTCTTTCTCAAAGATAACACTAGTACCTCTGTCCTCTTTCCAGCAACCCTCTCCACGTACAAAGACTAAAGAGTCATCGCTTGAAGGTACAAAGGGTAATGACATAACCCAACGAGAGCCATCCCATGTAGCATCAACTACCGCACGTCTGTCTAACCGTACTGGGAAATCAAGACCATTGTCGTCCTCATCACTGCTGATAGGTAAATCTTCTAGGTAGACACCATTACCTCTCTTAATAACGAAGTAAGCATTATCACGTATGAATCTTGCAAACAGAACATCACCACCAAGCACCCACTTGTGCATAGCTGACTGCACCTTCTGGTCGCCAGCCCATAACCAATCATACACGTACAATGTCTTGCTGTCATCGTTAGTTCTTACGAACAGCGTGTTGATGTTAGGGCTTGAGATAAGGTCAATAGGTACACCTTTGATGTACTCAGCAACGTGCTCAGTGATAGGACGTGCTCTCTTGGTATCGGTGAATGAGTCAGTAAACATCTCTCGGATACCAGCATAATTACCAGCAATGAAAGAGAACATAATACTCTCACCAGTAACTGCTGGACGAGCTTTGATATTCAGAGGGTACGAAGTCACCTTCTTGAACACTAGGCTATCCTTAGTTATTGGCTTAGAGCCTTGGATAAGGAACTGTCCATTCTCTGCAAAGAAGATAATATCACCATCAAGCACAGCGTGGTGCATCAGGTTGTTAATCTCATCAGCATCAGCGAACGCATCAATAGGGTCAGACTGTGACTCTGTTTGAGTTGTCTCTCTGAAGAAATCAAAGAAGTTATTAGTACGACTGAAGACAGCAGACTCACCTGAAGTAAATAGCATACGGTTCTGGAATGTACCAATGCTGTTAATCTTCTTATCTACGAATGATGGGAAAGGGTTGGTTTTCTCGTTACCTACCCTTCGACTCTCCCAGTCACCACGGTCAAATGTGAAAGTACCATCAGCCTCGCTTATCAACGTATGAGGGAGTGTGTTATTATCCAGCATGTACTCTGTGTCTTGAGCAGTTGTCTCTTCCCAAGAAACTCTAGAGCCAGCTTGGTCAGTATCAGAACTAGACACAGCCTTTAGCCAATATGAGTTAGCCTCATAGCCTTCCTTGTTGTTCACCTTAACGACATAGCCATCAGGGGCGTAAGGCGGTAAGTTTGTTAGCTGCTTTACATTATCCTGCACAGCAACTAAGTCATTACCATCTGCACTATCAATAGTAGATATGTTGAACGTAGCGCCTGATTTCTTCTTAACGTATACCGCATTACCATGTAACTCTGCACTGAAGTCAGTAGTTGATTTGTACTCATACTCAACACGCACAGTGTCCCCCTCACTAACAGAGCTGCTTGAGAAGTGTAGAGTACTACCACTTACAACAGTAGGTGTTACCTTGCGCTTAGTAGTTTCATTGTAGCAGTTGTTTACTTTGCTTGGTGTCCTATCTATCGTAAGTGTACCATAACCGGAACCTTGAGATGAAGAGTGCCACGTAATGTTACCAGTGTAACTGCCGAACTTAACACCGTTAATCTGGGATGCAAGTGTAGATGCTATGTAGTTAGTCTTCACGTAGGATGCGTGTGAAGGGTCATCACCAAGAGGTGTAGTATACCCAGCAATCTTAGTACCATCTACATGCACTTCATAGTCACGGGCATAGGTTGCATACTGGCAGTACACAATAGCCATGTTCGGGTTCTTCGGTGTCTTGTCTGGCTTTGACTTGACTGTAGTAGTTGTATTCAACAGGAACGTGTAGTCAGCTATTGTACTCAGTCGGAGGTTCTGTGCAGGATTAGGGTCTCGGTAGTAATGTTCATTACCTCCATTAACGTTAACAATCCGCTCATTACCTGCCATATCGAACACACGAGGTCTATCGCCATCAGGCTCGATGAGTACAATATAAGCCTCATCATCACCACGGTTGTATGAATACCACAGAGCTTTGTCTGATACGGAATCCATTAGCTTGTTGATGTGGCGAGTACCAACACGCTTAATAAGACCAGACAGTGGAGATGGGATAAAGTTCTCTTGAAGAGTACACTGTCCATCCATCCTGTCTTTGTCTGCTTGCTGAGATACACCCTGAATAGGGCGTTCCCAGCTACCAGTTACCCTTCCCATGTAACCTCCTACACGTTATTGAAACCACCAACCAAGCGAGTATCTCTTCTGATATCTTTGTTATGGAACATATTACGTCTGCTCTGACTAGCATCAGCAGACTGCAATGCAACATAAGAAGCATCAGCCGCACGTTGCAGTGACTGCATCTTGATAGAGTCCCCTTCCATATCGTTCACCATCCAGAACCGACAAGCATCTGTGATAGCGTGTTTAGCTGAAGCTGGCAGGTACTCGAATGGTAGGTTCATAACTAGAACACACTCAATCACTCCAGCCCTATTAACCATCTTACGCATATCATATCCAACTGACTTAGTGTCAAATAGCGTATTACCACGTAATGTAACAGGCAGTACACCTCCATTATCCTGTCGCTTAACAGTGGCAGAGATAGTGTTACTAGGTACAACTACATAGCCAGAGATTTTATCTGGTGTAAACTTGTGAAAGGCTTCACGGTTGAACCACCAGCCCTTACCTTGGTTAATCTGAATCTGCTGTGACATTGCATCAATCAGCTTGTCCGCACTAGCTGCATCAATGTTCCAATCTATCTCTTCCTCAGAGTTAATACCTACAGAACCGATAGCTTCTAATACTCGGTTGATAGCATCTACCTTAGTATTGATACCTAAGTTTAGATTAATATCCATAGTTCCTCCTAACAAAATAAGCCCCACCACTTAGCAGTGACGGGGCAGGATATTACTTATTATTCACCTAGAGCTTCTTTAGCTTCAGGCTTAAGTGCAGTTGGTTTAACCAACGCTTGCAGTGCGATTGCTACAGCAGCAGCGAACGCTTCTGGGTCTTGCTGTGGTGCTTGTCTCATAGCAGCAGGAGAGCCACTTTCAAGCATGAAGGACTCTGGAACGCTACCAGCAAGGTTGTACATAGGCATAACCTTACGCTTGTAACGTGCATCAAGACCAGCCTCAGAGTTCTTGTCAGTCTTGATAAGAGCAGCCAGATGTTCCCAGCGGTCAGGGATTGCGCCTTCAGCCATCCAAGTATCAATGTACCAAGATTTGTTCGCATCGTTCTCCCAGATTTTACCCATCAGGTTAATAGAGCGACCAACTAGTAGACCTTCACGACCGATAACAAGAGCAGCACATTGCTCCATGTCTTCTCCATCTGCAACACCATCACCTGTCTTAACATCGTAACGGTAAGCGTTGTTAGCGTTAGATAGCAAGTGGTGCTCTTGGTCATTACCGTCGATGTCGGCATGGTCACGAGCTTTGTTAGGGAAGTGGTTAGATGGAACGATTGGCACGTTGAATGACTTAAGCACGAATCCTGTTACAGTTGAGCCTGAAGCTGTATTGTAACGAGCATCAACGATACGCTCTGCATCACGAAGACAGTTGAACTCTTGCCAAGGCATGAAGATTGTAATCTTTGAGATATCAACGTTCTGAACCATCATATCTTCAATCAACCACTCAATACCAGCCATCAGCATTAGAGGGTTGCCTAGAGCAGTCTCTTTCTTGATGGTGTGGATAGTTGAGAAACCTTGACCTTTCACACGAGGAGTAGTACGCTTAGCCTTAGTGTTAGAGATTGCACCGTAGATACCTTGTTGAAGTAGCATACGGTTCTCAAGGTCTTGCAGCGCTGATACTTGTTCTTCAGCAAGCTTACCTTTAGTTTGGATATCATCTTGTACATCATCAAGGATACCAACGATGTTACGAGAGATAAGAGTAGTGTCGATTACTAGTGAGTTTTTATCGAACTGCACTTCACCACCGCGCACATCTTTACCCGGAGCTAGAGCCTGTACCTGAGTTACACCAAGGTACTTGTTAGACACTACGTTAGTGCCAGTGACCATCTCTAGGTCAAAGTATTGCATCATGTTTGGGTTGGTGTGGTAAGCACGACGAACTTGACCGTTGTACTTCTCGATAGCTAGAGATTTAGCTTCACCACTTGCACTCACTTTACTGTCTACTAAGACATTTGCATCTGACATTAATTGTCTCCTTCTAAAATATTATTGTATATCTAATGGGTAGGTTAATTACTGGTCGTGCTTAAATCCAGCCATACGAGCAGCATCTACTTTAGCTGCATAGGCTGAATCAGTCCAGTACTTATCACTGTCCATAATCTTGTCGTACTCAGCGGCAGTAAGGTAGCCTTTGTCCATTGGAGTAGAGATGCCAGAGTTACCTGCATCCTTGTCACCAATGAGGTTAACCTTAGTGTCACCGTTCTGTAGCTTGGCAGCCATGTCTTGCATCTGCTTCACCTGAGAGATGATAAGCATTTGAGAAGCGAAGTCACCAGTTTCCATCACAGAGTTATACGCAGCAATCTGCTCATCTGAGAAATTCTTAGTGATGTAATCTTCCATTGCAACAAGACCTTCTTCACCGCCAACCGCTTCAGCATACTGCTTACCTTGTTCTGTTTCAAGAGCAGCTTGTGCTTCACGGTCAGCAGCAATCTTAGTCATTGCTTGCTCATTGATGCCTTTGTACATGTTAAGGTATCCATCAACCATAGTCTTGCCGAACTTGTCTTCAAGCTTAGAGCGCATGTCGTCAGAGATTGAGAAGTCGCCACCCTTCTTGAATAGCTGACCAAGCAACTCGCTCTGGTCAACACCAGCTTCTTTCAAGGCATTGGACACTTCATCAGGTACTTCAATGTTTACACGTTCTTCACCAAAGTAGAACTCACCTTCTACGTCATCTGCTGAATCAGTATCACCGTCAGTATCAGAGCTGTCATCAGTTGAGCCTTCTCCATCTGTGGAGGTGTCGGTGCTGCCGTCTTCGGTAGTTGTTGCACCCTCGCTTTCCATCGAAGTATCAGGTGTTTGTTCTTCACCTTCTTGAACCGTTGTATCAGTAGAAGCATCAGCACCTCCTGTTAGGTCGAGGACTTCATTTGGATTATTATTAATAATTTCAACAGTCATTATGACTCCTATTGTGGTTGTTGTTTACTTAGCATCTGTGGAGCTGCCTTTACTGCCGCTTCCATTGCCATGTTTTGTTGTTGAACCTGTTGCTGCTGTGCTTGCTGCTCTCGGAACTCTTCCTCTGTCATCATGTAATCAAGTGACAAGGAAAGTTGACTAGCAGTATGCTTAGCGAAGTCGCCCCATTTCATACGTGCTTGTACCATCTCAGGTAAGGTAGCAGCAGCTTGCATTGCTTCAGTCCATTGCAGGAACTTATCTGCGTCACCCATCTTAGACAAGGCTTCGATACCTGTAGTGATTACAGTATTAACTAAGTTCTCTGGCAGGTCGAAACCGATACGATTAAGTAGTAGCTGGAAGTAAGGACGCTGCAATGTAAGAGCAAGTAGTGTATATGCACCACCTAGAGAGTTCTCCATCTGCAAGGCATCTTGTCGTACTTCATATGCAGTTACCCGTTCAGCGTCACGCTGTGTGCCTAGCATAAATGCACGACCGACTCGACGCTCATACTTATCCAGTACGCTCTGGATAGGAGTGAAGTCAGCATATTTCTCAAGCTGGAGCACTCCGATGTCATCTATGTTGCCGTAGATAAACTCACCAGTAGGCGACTCAATCAAGTGGTCAACATCGGTAACAGACCCGGGTTTTATGAGATACTTAACGTCAGCCATAAGTATCATGCCTTTAGCCAATGCTTCAGACAGGAACTGGATAACGTGCAAGTCACCTGCATGTTGCTCTACTAGAGAGCGTCCATAGTCTTCACCATAGTTAGTCTTCCAACGTAACACGATGAATGGCAGGTTCTCTTTGCGTACACGGTAACGCTCACCAATCTCCACGTCAACCACTTCTTGTGCAATGTGATAGAAGCCATTCTTCCATTTAACATGGGTATACAGATTTACTTCATCAGCACTTACATTGCCGTTAGAGTTGTGGCTAGATTGCCTACCCTTAGCTTTGATAATAGCCTGAACCGCTGGCTCAAACATATCAATAGACTTACTCTCTTCAAGAACAAGCTCAAGTAGATTACCTGACTTATCTCTTCGACACACGAAGCGGTCTAGTGGATAGTTGATAAGGTTTCCTTCCTCTGGCATATACAAGCAAGTTGTACCACCAACAACAAGATGCTCTAGTGCTTCACCCAGTCCTACTCGACCAGCGATTCGTTCGTGCTCAAGGATAGCTTGCTGCTCTGCATTAACCAGAGAGCCTTCTTGTTCTACTACATTCAGGTCTTCTTGAAGCAGCATCTCTTTAGCTTTAGGTGTAAGCTCCAAGTGAGCGAATGATGTATGAGGCGGGAACAGTGTCATAACTAGTTTGTTATTGATTGTGTTAACGCACTCAGCACCGAAGGATTGCCAGCCAGTTGTATTCGAACCGTCACCTTGGTTCGGCATTCCGAAGTTCAGTGGGTATAAGTTCGGAATAGTATAGCTGGAGAAAGTACGAGCACGAGCAAGGAATGGGTCACGCCTTGTCTTTAATGCTTCATACCGTTTACGTATAGTGGCATCTTTATTACCACTGTTGTCCTTAACTCTCATCTTATTAGTGAGGTCAAGTACACGAGGTTTCTCAATGATTTGAGGATTGTAACCCTTAGCCATGCAGCCTCCTTATAAAGAGAGACCAGTACCAGCAGCAGAGCGAGGACGCTTAAGCTGACGTTTGCCAGTCGAAGTATCAGCACTTGAGTCAGTACCTAGTTTAATATCTTCTGGCGCTACATCAACCTTACGCTCTGGCTTCTTGGCGGGTGTCTTGGCTTCTGGGATATCTGGGGAACTTGCCATGTTAGCACTCCTTTCTTAGTTGTTGACCGATATAGGAATAGCCTAGCTTCTTGAAGAAACTGATTGACTGTTCCTCATGAATACCTGATGCGATACTAATTTGTACCTCAACAGCATTGTGTTCTTTAGCCCATTCTTCCCATGCTCTCATAAGCTTGTAACCTACAGAAGACTTACGCTTCTCTGGTTTAACATAGAGGATGGTATCAAAAGCTAACTTCGCCTTACTCCAAGGTAAGACCCTTGCACTTCCCCAAAGAAACCCCACTGGGTCGTCACCATCAAAGGCAACAAGGAAGCAACCGTCTTCATCCACAATTGTAAGGGCTGCATTAGATAAGCAGTGCTCCAAATCAAACGGGTAGTTCTGGTGTCCTTGTGCCTCCTCAGCGTATAACTGACCTAGCGGGGCAAGGGATAGCAAGTCTAACAGAGTAGCTTGCCTAACTATCATGGTGTGAATAACTCCTCAACCTGACGCTTCAGGCTGCGCTTTGTGCTATTAGCAACGAATACACCTACTGGTGTGGTTGGGGATTCTGGAGCTTCTGCCAGCAATCCCATTAAAGTATCATAAGCTTCACGCCCAATACGTTTCTGCTTTGGCTTGCCCTTCACTGTTGTTTCACACTGTGAAACCTTTTGTTGCAAGGCAGCATCGCTAACTCGACGTTGGGACGTGATGTGTGAGAATCTATTCGTCATCGCAATCGACCTCTTCTAGTGAGGATAGTGCTGCATCTTCTACACTTTCGACTCGTATTCCATGATTATGAGCTTCTTCTTGTAGGTCTACGGGAATAGGCATACCTGCTTCGAACCGCTCATACAGTTCATTGAAGACTTCTTGTTTACTTCTGGACATTCTAATCTCCATTGTTATATCTAATGGGTAGGTTAATTAAACTCAGCGTCCTTATCGTGGCGTATCTCACCAGCTTTAGGTAGTCTGAGTACACCCTTAGAACTTTCTTGCAGTGCATAAACTTCAAACACTTGACCGATAGGACAGTCAGATGTACACACCATGTCGATGTTATTGAAGAAGCGTTCAGCGTCAGCATGAGTCCAGCCCTTGCCGAGCATACACTTGATAGTCTTTCCGTTCTTCCATTGGAAGATTAGGTTTGCTACCTTTCCAGCGTACTTGCCCTTGCCCTCTTCATACCCGATACACATCAGGTCATACGAGACACCACGAACAATCTTCATCTGATGCCAATCTTTAGCACCAGCTTTCCACTCGACATCTTGCTTGAATACTGCACCTTCTTGACCACACTGAATCATGTGCTCAGCATAGGCACGTAACTCTTCTACATTGTTAACCTTCTCAAGAGCAAGCCAGTCACCGTATCCATCAATATCAATGAGCATATCATTGAAACGTGTGATGAACTTACGATGGCTGTGACCTGAGATAAACTCACAAATAGTTACCATGTCGAAGAAGAAAATATTAAGTCGATGCTTGATTAGTTGCTGAGCTGCATCCAGTGGCTT